CGATCGCTTCGCGTCGTTCGCGTTCCCTGCGAGCATAGGCTTTTTCCTGCTCGCTTGCCATCAAGCCGCCGCCGATCCCGTTGATCAACTGGCCGGCAATAATGGGATTGCGCTCAATCCAGCCGCCAATTCCGCCGAGACCGCCGCCAGATTGCGAAGCGATCGAGGCTGCGTTGGGAATTGCCACGGCAGGGGAAGCGGCCACCGGCGCAGCAGCGGCGACACCTGTTGCGGACGGCACAGCGCTTGCGGCCGCACCGCCAAGCCCCCCGAATGTCGTCGCTCCTGACTCTATCGCACCGCGCGCGGCCAGTTCCGGCGCGAGATTGGACATTACGTCAGCAACGGATCCGGCACCGGTTGGGATAGCACTGCCTGCAGCTGCATCGACAATGCCGCTTTCTGCGCCGGTTGCTGCCCCGCCGAGCCCGGATTGTGCTGTTTGCGTTCCAGCTGTTGCAGCGCCGCCAAGCAATGTGCTGGCTCCGCCAAATAGCGCACCGGTAAGCAGGCCAGACGTTGCGCCCTTCAACGGGTTCTTACCCGTCACAAGCGCCCCGAGCGCCCCGAAGGTCGCGCCCTGCGCCGCTGTCGTTAAGACCCCCGTGAGCGCGGTGCCTAACCCCAGACTACCAAGGGTAGATCCGAGTGCAGGAAGGACGCCCAGCGCTGCGCCGCCGGTCAGAACGACCGCGCCAATCGCCAGAACAGGGAGAGCCACCTTCTTGATGACCTTGAAAACCTTTTTGAAGACCTTGCCTACGCCGCTCATGTTGGGTTCCTCGTCATCCGATATGCCTTTCCGCTTTCCGTGAATCCCAATTGCGAGAACAGAAGTCGGGATTTTTTGGTGCTGGGGAGAATATCGCTATGGGTGGCGAAAACCTCGACCACCTTGGGGATGGCAAAAGCCCAATCGATATAGGCCTTCATCAGCCGACGGCCGCAGGACATGGTGCCATTCCGGGCGACAAGCAGAAGATCATGCGCAGAAAGCAGGTGTCCCAGGCCATAGAGCCGGTCAAGCTGGCCGACCATGAAGGCGACGATCTCGCCGTCTCGCTCGATGACATTGGCGCAGGTAGCACCAGCCTTATCGCCGCCGTGACGCTGGACGCATTGAGCGAGCATCTTGCGCGCGTAATCCGTGTCGATCGTGTCGATCTCGGCATAGCGGGACATGGGCTGCTTCTCGACCAATATGTCGACCATGGCAGGCACATCAACAAAACGGGCAGGGCGAAGCACTACTGCACCAGCCTTCCTAATCCACCAAGACCGCCATAGTCGTAATATGGATATGGTGCGGGTGTCGTGGGGGCAGGGGATCCATAGCCGAGATCCACGCCGTATAGATTTTCCATGAACGACATGCCGGCCGTCAGCTGATCGCGCAGCGATTGCTGCACCGCATTGCGCGCAGATGATGGAATTTCGTGGTTGTTGAGCGTGTTGGCGAGGGATTGCGCGTAGGTCGACTGCATTTGCGTATAAGCGGCCAGCTGGCGCTCGCGTTCGGCTGCAGCCAGATTGGCCGTGTTCACGTCTCTGGCGTGTTCCTGCTGCGAGTCCTGGCTTGCAATTGGAGCCGCCGCGCCGATCATCGAATTCATGGCCGCGCCGGAAGCAATGGAACTGTTGGAAAGGCCGCGCTGATTGGCGGTTTTCATGCCCTGCGTCTTGGCCTGACGCATCAAGGGACTGTCTTGCTGGGTGATCTTGAGGACGCGAGCGGCGACCTCATTGTCAGGGGAAGACACTGTGGCCGATGTAGGGGTGATGGCAGTGCCAAGACCGCCGCCGGTCTGGGGCTGATAGTCGACGATCATATCTGACTGCGTTACCATGGCAAGCTTCCCCCAAAGCGTTAGCCCTCTGTTTACCGAAACTGTCCTAATATGACAACAAAAAATGGCGACACCCGAGAGTGCCGCCAGTTTGTCTTAGGAGAGGACGCCTCAAAGGCGTTCGAACTATACTATTGGGACAGTTACACTGTCAATCCGGACAAGCAGCGTCATAGCGCGCATTATGTTCCAGCAGGGCATCGCTCGTCGCGTCCGTGTCGAACTGGTTGCCCGGGTCATCAATGCCAGCGTCAGGGGCCGGGCGGACAGGGATCTTCCGGTCGATCTGGCAAATACTTGTCTGGGCGGTATCGCTGGCAGACGCCACCGTCTCCTGCGACGTCCCGCATGCACTGACAGAACTTGCTGAAATCAAGACCATTGCGAACTTTGTTACCTGCTTCATGTGCGGCTCCTATTTGTCCGAGCGTGACGTCTTGCCCCGCTTTCACAGCTTTTGCGGCCCCGGCTTCCTCCGCGACCTCGATCGTGTTTTCATGGCGATCATCCATGACCTTGATGAAGGTGAAGATGGCCGCGCCAATAGCCAGCAGGGCGAGGACCGAAAGCCCGATCTTCTGCCCCGTTCCGAGTGCTTTTATCCCGGCGATAGCGCCGCCTATGAGTGGAATTGCCATTTCAATCTCCTGTAAATCAAGACGAGGGGTGCAATTATCCGCAGCAAGAAATCGGCACTGTCGCCAAAAATGACTGCCGCGCGATAGATCATGGCTCGCCATCGCTCCGGATCCGCAGCACGATCTTTTCGATCTTGCTGATAATCTCGCGGATAGAGAGGAAACCGGCCACAATTTCGCCAGTATCGCCGCCGGTGAGAGCGCCGTCCTGGAGAACCATCATTCCCATGATATAGAGTATTCCGCCGCCCAATACGGCAAGCAGCGCGATTGCAACCATGCTCAGCCGGTCGTTCATGATCCCCCCTTGTGGAACTTTTTCCACCACGGTGATGAACTGGTGAAGGATTGGGCTCGAGCCTTCCAGCCGTTGCGATATTTGGCGTTCGCCGGCCGTGCCTTGATGATTGCGTCGTAATATCCAAGGCGCGCGTTGCAATAAGAGTCCGCGGCTCTCGCAACACCGTGATCAGCGATATATTCGGAGAAGGCCTTGTCAGTGAAGGGACCAACCCGGCCGTCAGCATTTACGCCGATCATCCGTTGCAACAGCTTGACCGCCGTGCCGGGTCCGGCATTATAACCCATATCGAGAACCGAACAGGTGACAGCGTTCCATTCCAGATCATCGATTTTCGGGCCGTGATAATAGTCGGCAAGGGCGATCTGGACCGCCTCGGCCTTGGTGAGCGCGGCCATCTGCGCCGCTGTGATCGATTTGACGCCGCGATATTTCGCCAGTGCTGCGCCCGTAATGCCATATTTGGAGCCGACAAGAGCGCCCTTGAACCAGTTCCCGCGATCAGTCCTGTCCATCGACAGCTTGCCTTCATGCGCCATCAGCGTTGTCGAGACATAATCCGCCGGAGATTGCACACCACGGGAGACAGACGCACCTTCGCGCGGTACGCCAAGGCGATCGAGACAATCATCCAGCTGCGCGATGCGGGTTGCATCCCATGGTTTCCCGCTCAATGCGGCCACTTCGTCGAAGATCGTTTTGCGGATAGCGGTCATTTCTCGTTCCTCCGGAAAAATACATCGAGCAGCTTGGGCAGGATCTCGATGAAATATTCCGCCGCCCGGACGTAGACCACCACGCCGGTCACCCCGACGAGGAAGGTCAGCACAAGGACAATGGCCGCAGGCGTGACGAAATATGTTCCCAGATAAGCAGCCAGAAAGAATGTCCCGAATCCGGCCAGCACGTTGACCAGCGTCCCCTTGCTGATCTGGGCAGGGGTTTTGTCCTGATAGATCATGACGGCGGTGGCGGTGATGATCGAGATAACCACACCGATGATGGAGGCGATCGCAACACCCTGGTCGAACAGCCATGGAAATTCCGGAGAGATCACGGCGCCAGATGCAAAGCCCGACGCCACGAGAATTTTGGTTGATATACTCATGTTAGACAGCATCCCTTAACACTCCGGAAAACGAGGCGAACTGGCCTGCCAACACTATGAGAAACCAGAAAAGTGAGAATATGATCCGTTGCATGAAGCGCTCGCCTATCGACTGCATCAGGCCGAAACCGAGCATCAGCAGCCCGGCCGACAGAACAGCCGGTCGATAGGGGCCATTGCTCGATGACCAATAGAACTGGTTGATCAGGACCGGGCTGGTCAGAATGATGATCAGGCCGAGCGACACCCAGAAGCGCGGCCAGCCATATTCAAACCCAACGCCGTTTTTCGTCACGTCGAGCCACCAGAGAACCTGGACAAGCACCGCGATGCACCAGGTCGAAAACACGACACCAAACATCACTTCCGATGCTGCAGACGTCAGAAGGCAAGCAATATCAACCACCTATTCCTCCACCGTGAATGTGTGTCCGATCGTTTCCACGACGGTATAGGAGATCGTGGCGTTGCCCTGTTTCGGCAATTCAAACCGCATCCGGCGGGGATTGGTGTTGATCATTTCCACCAGTGTTCCGGTGAAATTGTGGGATCGCCAAGCCTTGTGCGGCAGTCCTGTTTCCTGCGTCGGCTCGTCCATGCCATCCGACACGGTTGCAGTATCGCCTATTTCCGCGCTGTCCCAGAATTCAGAGAAGGTCATGTCGGTCATGCCGCTGTCCCCGCCATTGTGCCGCTGTTGGAAACTGTCGATGTGTAGCCGTTCTTGCGCACCGCATAGCCAGCAGCGCCGCCGGATGCGCCGGTAACGCTCGTGCCAGCCGTTGCTGCGTCACCGCCGGCGCCGCCCGAACCTCCTCCCGGAGCGCCAGCACCGCCTGCGCCACCGCCGGAGACAGTTCCGGCAGATCCGTCATTCCCATCCAGCGCGCCCAGACCACCCGAGCCGTTGGGATAGCCGCCGCCACCGCCCGAGCCGCCAAGTGGTTCTGGCTCAAAACCGCCGGGCGTTGTGCCAGCACCGCCGCCGCCGCCGCCGCCGCCGCCTTTCAACTCTCCGCCGGAATCAATCGTGACGTCCATGTCTTCGCGCAGATACACGCCAGCGCCACCTGCACCGCCTGTTGAGCCATTACCGCCATGTCCGCCAGCACCGCCGCGACCGCCACCGCCATAGACCTTGCCACCGTTCTGAATAACCAGATCGATCGCAATGGTGTAATCAGCGGAGGGCCAGATGCCCGTATCGACACCAACACCGCTGTTCTGCAGGCCTTGCACGGTGACACCGCTGGGCACACGGAAGGTAATGGTTGCGTCAGACTTTCCGGTATATCCGTCAGCATCGGCAATGGTCCGCAGATTGGCACCGCTTGAACTGGACGTGAGATCAATCGTGGCGGAATATGCGCTGGGCGGAGAGGCTGGATCGCCTTCATCACCCGGCGCGGCCAGAACCTCCCAATAGGCATTGGGCTGCGCTGTTCCGCTTGGCGCGTTGCCGGTCGTTTCATCGACAACACAGATATAGGATCCGCCGTTTTTCAGCACGACATTGCCGAGATAATAGGTTTCGCTGGCCGAATAGTTGCCACGGTTGGCATTGGTCGTCAGTTGCGCGAGAGACCATGCCTCTTGCAACACGCCAGATCCGTTCTTTGTGGCGACGATTACCCAGAGTGTTTCGTCTCCATCCGGGATAGAATCGCTCCATCCGGCAGGAGAAGCATCGGTCGGGATCGAGGGAATTGGCCACTGGCGAATGAACTTAATATCGCGCCAGTTGCCGTCCGTGCCATCGTCGCCGTCGTCGCCGTCGTCGCCGTCATTCCCGTCATTTCCGTCATCGCCGCGGAACTTGTGCCAGGTATAGGCCGTCGGGTCTTCGCTTTCGGTCGAGCTGGCCTGACCATAAGCGATCCCCTGATACTGGCGCGTTCCCGGGTCTCCTGTGGTGAAATTGCTGGTGCCGTCGGCACTGTCTGCCCATGCAATCCATGTGTAATTGGCAATGGGAGTGCCTGCCACAATCGCCGCGATCTGGGATTGAAGGTTGTCTATCGCTGTCTGGATCTTCTGTGTCTCGCTGTTCACCGCTTCCGACGTGGCGCGGGTGTAGGGAGACAGGGCAGTGCGGTTATAGAGGCTGGTCATTTCTTCATTCGCCTCGGTGATTTGTGGACGGTATATGCCTGCAGGACATAGGCTGGCTCGGTCAGTTGCGAGTTGCAGACGATGATGAAGGAGGCATTGCGGCCGATTCCGTCGACATAGGCTTCGGCAAGGCCGCGAATTGGGGATGACCAGTAGAACTCGTTCCAGCTGGCAATATCCCAATCACCGCCGCCGCCCTGGACCAGAAAGTCATTCCCGGCGCCGGATCCTACCGTCTCGAAATTCTGTTCGCCGGCAATGGGCCGCTGTCCGTCGCCATAGTCGAACTGCCCGATGACGCCGATCTGGTTTTCATTCGCGCCTTCCATTTCCACGGTCAGCTTGAAAAACCGGTCTTCCTGCATGGACGAACCGAAATGGTTGAAGGGGGTCATCACAAAGCCGATGATGCGCGCACCGTCAAAATTGGTGCCGCTGTCCATCCGGTAGACGTAACCGTCCTCGGCACCGATGAAGATACCTTCCGTGCCGTCGTCCATTTCGCAGGTCATGCCGCAATAAGGTTGCATGCCATTGAGTTCGAACGGCAGAAACTCGGGATATTTCCCGCCCATATAGCAGGTCATCCCGCTCGCGTCGGAATAATAGAGGCGATATTGGGACTTGCTGCGCGAGACCAGCGACAGGACAGGGGTTGCACCCTTTTTCTGCTTAGTCTTGAAATAGCTTTCGATCAGCTGCGACAAGGTGCCGGTCTTGAAATTGCCGAAGGCTTGTGTTGCGCGCAGATCGCGCAGGCCGCGCCGGTCAAGATAGATGCTCGTCCCCACGCGCTGCGCCGTCCATGCCTCGGCGCCAGCCTCTTCGGTGAGTTCTTCCAGCACAAAGCTGTCTGAATCCCTGCCGGTCAATATGGCGATGCGCTGCTGCCCGAATATGGCAACTGCGGTTTCCGTGGCCTGCAGCACGTCTGTGAGCGGAGAGCCCAGATTGAAGCTGGATGCACCCTGCACAGCGTCGAACAGGACCGGTTCGGCAATACTCGAGAGGGAAATACCGCCATCTTCAAAGCCGAGCCCAAGGTGCTGCGAGATTTCAAAGACGCGGGTGGGAGTGTCGACCGTGGTGCCGGTGCTGATCGGGACCAGGGCGTTGCTATCCGGATCGAACTCGAAACCCGGGCCGACGCCGTTCGCGCCATAGAGCCGGTATCGCCCCGCATCGCCGTAGAAATTGTGGCGGATCGTGTGATATTTCCCGCCGGCAGGCAGTGTGACCGCTGACGCGCCGGTGATCGAGGCATGCAGATTTGCGCTGTCATCCTCAATATCCTCGGTTGTGAACGTGCCGCTGGTGACAGTGACGATCAGATAACCTGCCGCAGTCGTTCCCCAATCACCCGACGTGCGAATGACGCGCTCGACTGTGGCTTCCGCGCCCGATGTAGCGCCGACGATGGTTTGCCCCTCGACAATCTCCAGCACCCCGCCGGTGAAATCCATGCGCTTGCAAAAGGTGATCTCGGACCATCCCGACGATGTGGCCTTGAACATCTTGCATTTCGTCGACCCGACATTGTTGCGCCAGGCGTAGATATTGCCGCGGATCTCCGCCACGCCGCGCACAGGGCCTTCGCCGGGCGGCTTGGCGATCGATGACCGGCGGTCATATTGCGCCGCTTCCAGATAGGTCTTGTCCAGTGCCGATGTGCTTGCGCTGGATGCTGTGGCGGTTCCGTTCGCCAGCGCGCGGGGAGAAGCACTGACCTGCAGCTGCTCGTCATCCTCAAACGTGCCCGAGACATTGCCCAGCACAAGAGTGCCGGCCGCATCGCCGTCGCCCCATGCGCCGGTAAAGTCGACGGGAGAGAGCAACACCTTGCCGGTTGCACCTGACGTGCCTCCGGTCACTGTGTCGCCTTGTGCAATGACACCTGTCCCTGTGTCGAACGGCAGGAGCCAGTAGACGGCAGCAGACGGCGCTGGCTGTCCGTCATAGCGTTCATGGCCGTCAACGCGCGCATATCCCTTTGCAATCGGCTCATGGTTGAGCGCGGCAATAAGGCGGGTTGGCGGGATTGCGAGCGAAGCGCTTTCCAGATCCAGACCGCCTTGGAAAGCGAAAGAGGGAGCAGACAGCGCCATCAGATGATAATGTCGTCCGGTTCCGCGTTCACCATGTCGCGGAATATCGCCGCAAATTTGGTGGCGGAGTCGCCAAGGCTGAACTGTCCCTCGTCATGGCCGTGCAGCAGCATCAGCGCGCGCCAGACGATTGCCTGGTGGAAATCCTCGGGACAGATGGGCTCGTCGTCGTCAGCGCTCAATATCTGTGCTGTGCGGATATATTCGCCGCGCAGGACATAGGCTTTGTCAGGCGGTGCCCCGATGCACAGTTCGCCGGCATTGCTGATCGAATAATAACCCGGTCGCTGGTTATCCGGTGACCGGCGATCGAATGTGCTGCGCCATCTGTGATAGGGCAGATAGCAGAGTTCCTGCTCGTCTCCCTGTCCCACGTCGCTATCATAGACAGAGAAGGGGCTGAAACCCGGCATGTCCTGGATAAAGCGCGAAACATTGTCCGCCGTCACCCAACTTTTGCCGTAGCGTTTCTGGCCGATCGTCAATGCCTGGGAGAATTCAACCCTGCGCCATGACCAGAAAGAGCGTGACGTCTGGATCAAACGCCACGCTTCTTTCACATGCTCGACGATCTTTTCCTGCCTGCCGGTCGGGCTGGCAACGGTCGTCAAGCGCTGTTCCTGGCTGATTGTGCCACTTTCACGCTCAACGTCGTTTACCAGATTGAGGAAGGTCGCCATGGCACCGGGTTATGCTGCTAGGCTAATGCCGTTGACGCGCTCGTTCCATTCCGCGATTTCTTCATCGCTTGGAAGCCGATAGGTCGTAACGGGATAGGACGGGGTTTCCACGTCTTCGTAAATGTCCAGCTGCGTGAGAGGATCCTGACCGACAACCTGGCGGACAATTTCTTTCGCGTTGGTCAATGCAAGATAATGACGATAGGGAATTTTCACCGCGACACCGCGTTCGATCAGGATGGAGTCGCCATTCACCGTGACCGGAACGCGCTTAGGTTTCCCGTCGTTCGCCTTGGGGATCATGATCTCGACACGCGGATCATTGGTAAAATGGGTGCTTGCCGGTGCTTTCGCGCCAACAGGCTTGGGTGTAATATCTTTGGCCGGCGCCGAAGGTTTGGTCAGACCGTCACCGGATAGATTGTCGGGAACGTCAATTTCCTTGATCTCGGCATTGACGGCGCGGATCTTGCCAATCACAAAATCGCTCTTGTGGTTCGGGCTGATCCCGTCGATCTGGAGGATGGTTGAAGCGTAATAACGCAGTTCAGCCGGGGTAGCATCTTCCAGTTTGACTGTTTTCTTGTCGGACATGAGGGATATTCCTTTTTGCTTGGGTGGGTGGAGGACGACCGGGGATTAAGGCCGTCCTCCGGTTGGTTATTCCGCGAGAGCCGCGGCGATGGCTTTCGTCACACCTTCGCGCTTCTTGCCGTCTTCACCTTCTTCCGCCGCTTTCAGGGCTTCCAGCTGTTCCTTGGAATAGCCATTTTCCTTGATCGCAGCCGCGACCGTCTTGGCGTTCTGGTCCAGGATGGAATCGGGATCGAAGGAGTTGACGGGAGCGGAAGCTTGTTCAGCCTCAACGCCCCCGTCGTCGCCGTCGCCGTCCCCCTCGGCTTCAACGAGCCGTACGGGCGCGCCTGCCTCGACGAGCGTGTCGTAGAAGCACTGCGGCACCGAAACCGGTTCATTGTTCGGGATTTCAAACCGGGTGCCATTGACAGCCGGTTTCTGGATCGTGGTGAGTTCGTCTGTCTCGATGATGATGACAACGACGGGCTCTTTTTTGAATTTCGGGTGATTGAACTGTTTCATGATGTTTTCCCCTGTTCAGCAAACCAGATGCAGACAGGGGCTCGACACCCCTGCCTGATCTATCGGTTAGTCTGCGCGATAGGCTTCCCAGACGATCGTTTCGCCGGAAGCGTTAATGTCGCTATCCGCGCCGATCGTGAAACCTTCGCTGTTTGCCGCTTGTGAACCGGCATATTGCGAGACGCCATCGGACGTGATGTGTTCGCTCGAATTGACGCCATCGGTGCCATTGTCTGCGATCGTGAGCATTTTCCAGCCAGCATCGTCACCCATGCCGACATTCCATTCGAGACGTGGAGACAAGCTGCCAGCATCATCGATGTTGTAGAGAACGACGCGATCAGGCTGGAAGCCGATTTCGACATTGATTGCGGAGCCAGTTCCTTCGACTGTTCCGGTTTTGA